GGAGGACATTGTAGCCTTCGCTCTCAATACTTCCTTTTTTAGTAGCCATGATCCCTCCGCAGAATTTTCTGGTTGGTTATAAAAATTTCTTGATCCACATGAAATACAATAAGTTTCAAGGTGGCCAACCGTGCTGTACTGTCTATCTAAAAACATTCTACCTTTGCATTTTTTACACTTTAGCATTAGTTTGGTATGCCAATGATAATTAAATTAACATTAAGAGAAGCAGTACCAGATGTATTAAACTTAACAAATCCACTAACCCCAGATGTTGTAGGGTCATTCAAGATAACAGACACACTAGCACCAGCAGAAGTTTGTCCTACATTTATTGCAGTTGCTGTTACAATTGGGGGGAATCTAAACTCTCCTGCAAAAGAATGAGAGAAGTTAAGTTGTTCTCCAGGAGTAACAGATTGACTGCTTGCAACTTTAATAAGTGCTCCAATAACTCTGACCTCCGTGGCTTTTCTATTTTGTGGTCCATTATCTGCTGTCTGAATTGTTACATAGTCGTATGTTGCTGGAGATACCTCTTTTGATAAATCGTTTACTGCCTGTGCTAACTCATAAATATATGTCACATCTAGTGGTTGACCACGCTCAGGTAAGGGTATTTTTGCCATACTATAATTATACCACTAACGGAGTTACTAAAGTAAAGATTGCTGCATCTGGCGAATAAGTCTTAGGATAAACAGGTACCTGAACTGCAACCTGAAAAGAAGATATTCCAGATGGAACCAGTGTTGTAAATGATGTTGAGGGCACTGTAGCGATGTGACTCCAAGTATCATTACTTAGATTAGTTTTTATATATACATCATATTCTTTAAATATAGATATCTCAGTTTCATCTGGATCGTCTGAAACTTTTGGGTGCTGCCAAACCATGTTAATGACCTTCAGAGAGGTACCTGTAACGCTAACAGAACAAGGCACTTTTGGAATTATACCTTTAAGCAAAAGGTAGTATGGAGACCAGTGCGAAGATCTATTTTTGTCACTAGAGATAACTCTGTATCTAACGAAGTATCCTAAATTGTTTGAACTAAAAGCGGGAACATCTTCTTTTAAAACTGTAGCATTCTTAATTCCAGCATCAGGAACTGGATCTGGCCTAGGGTTTGTGGCTGGCATTATAAAACGTCCAAGCCAAATCTAAATTCAATGTGATTTGAACTATTTGCAATCTTTGTAATTGGTCTTGACTTTAAGTTTTTTATAACTGAGTATCCAGTTAGTCCATAAATAGGATTTAGATTTGTTATATTTTCTAATCTTAAAGCATCTAAACAAACATAAAACTCATTTGAAGTAGAAATAATCTCTGTAACAGGATCTTTTTCTGTTATTGTTACATAGACTTTTACTACATCTGCAACCTTCCAGGTAAATCCAGAACTTTTATTAATTTCTTCAAACTTTGCAACAGAAATAAAGTACCTTTGATTTTCAAAATCAACATCTGGATTTGGATCTCCATTTTCATCTTCACTACTAATTATTGTTTCAAACCTTGCATACTCTCCACTATCGTTTGCATCGCCTTCTGCAAACTCCAAAAGAATTTTTACATCGTAAGGCTCTACGGTTCTATTAGAATCTTTGTTTATTACTGAAAAAGCCAGCCTTAGTTCATCTTTAGGAGATGACTTATCAAAGTCTACGGTTGCACCTGTTAGCATGAGGTGGTCTGGATTTGTATTATTTACCTTAAGCCTACCAGTTATAGGATCTACAGAAATATCTGAAAGATCACCTCTAAGGGCTATCATACTATTTAAAAACCTAGCACCTTCATGCCTATCTAATCTAGTTTCATCTGCTGAAAATGTTGGGTTATCTGCATTTGTTAAAAATGCTTTATCTGTTGTTATGATGTCACCATCTAGATCTAGTTTAGTCTCAATTGCTCTAAACTCTACATCATCAGTTGAATTATACTGCCAGCCTTCATCTTTATTGAATAGAAAAATTGTTCTGCTATCGTTAAAGTTTGCGGTTGGGTTTGATCCCGCAGACCAAATACCAACTTCAGTTATATCGTATCTTTCTAGCGTTGGGAGTTCCCCAGTAAATACAATTTTAGAGACTCCGTCTTCAGTAACATAACCTCTAGATGTTACTGGGATACGAAACATTTCAAAATCTAAAGAATCTTTTGCTTTTAGAACTTCTAACTCAGCATTTGAAAAGGTATGTGAGGGTAGCACTGGTGTGGCCCCACAACCAATTGCAATGTATGAGGCATAGGCTGGTGCCTGCCCCACAAGATATTTTGCCAGAATTGACTGACCTGTATTAGTTATCATTTTTACCCCTAACTCTTAATTGTATCATCATAGTAAACTCCTTGGTTGATTATTTCTATCTCTATCTGCTCTTCATCTTCTATGTTTACAAGATTGATCACAATGTCCCCTGTGTATTCTTCAAGATAAACGTTTGTTCCGTTGGTCCCATAGCCATATTTTGGCAATTTGTCCTCAAGCCTTATTGAAAAATTCTTGAATAGCATATCTGAGGTACCACCAAGTTTAATTATATTATTAGAGTTGTAGTCAAGCATTATGTTCTTTAGATTTTTAACAATGCTATACATAATATTCTGTCCATTTATAGCATCTGATCTAGATATATTAATTAACTCTTGACCACCAATGTCTTGAAATATAAGTTCGTACATAGCAGTATAGGCTAGTGGATCGCTCAACTCATCTACTGCATTTGGCAAGGCAACTTTTGTTGAGTTAGTTTGAGTGCTTCTTCCAAAATCTGAAACCCAAGGAATTATAGGCTGGTTTGCCGTTGGATCAACTGCCATTATAAGACCTCACTTAAAAATACAGACATTTCTGGTCCCTCTTTTGATTTTGAATATTCTATATTGTATACCACAAACCTAGAATCAGAGGACCCAGCCTTATTAATATTTTTTTCTGTATAGTCTACTTCTACAATATCGCCTAACTGAATCATAGGGTTTGCAAATATTTTTAGACCTATAGATTTTCTTGGCTTTGTTATTTTTTTAACTAACCAGGACATTAAGTTTTCTGCAGCATCTGCTGATTGAACATATGGAACGTCTAAAGAAAAATCTTTTTTACCGTAAAGCATTCTGCTTGCCTTTATGTCTTCATAATTTTTTGCAACTTTGTTTACAGCAGTTACAAGACCTGTTGAATCAAACTGGGGGTCTGAGAAATTGCTATTTTTTGAAAAGTAATCGTCTACGCTAAAGTTATTTGCAGACTGGCTAGTGAATGCTATTCCATTAATCCTCAAAAAACTTTGGCTGTTTGAGTCTAGGCTTAATAGTTTATCTGTTGTGTTAAAAATTAAAAACTCTGCACCGTATGATCTTGCTCTAAATCCAGATACAGCATATGTTTTTAACTTATTAAAAGTTGGTGCTAGTTCTGCATATAGTGCTGGATAGGCCAGGTCATACCTAAAATTAAAAGATGCTGCTTCACGCATGATTGTTCCAAACTCATCGAAGTACATGCTAAACTTTGGTGGCTGGGCAGAACTTATACCAGTCAAATAAGATGCCTGAACTGCTCCACTCATTGAATATTTTCTAAAAGAATCTTGTGCGCTTATCCCTGAATTTCCAAAGGCATTTGAAATTGGTGTGTCTAACTGAAAAGAAGTATTCTGAGAATAGTTGTTGGCCAAAGCATAAACATTTTCAAACATAACCCTTGATGACCCTCTAACAAATAGCGCAATATTATTATATACATTTAATGGGGAGTCATCAAAAACTGTGGCGAGCAAGGTGTCGTTTAAATATAAAAAGAACTTTCTTCTTGATCCAATATCTTGATATTCTACAGACAAGTCGTAGACGCTTGGATTTTGCTCTGCAGCCATTCTATACTGTCCAGTAAAATCCCCACCATCTACAATTATATTAGCAAGACCTTCATATAGGGTAACTGGAATTGCTGGTGCTGAAGGATTTGCAATTGTTGATGTCTTTGCCTCTATCTTATAAAATAAAATATCATGAACGTTCTGCCTTGAAGAATCATTTATCTTGGTTGCATCTAAAGCAATTATCTCAAAGTAGTACCCTGCATTGGTTTTTGGGTCAACCATGATGGCCAGGCCTCCACCACCTCCAGCAATAATAATTTTTTCGTCTGCAGTCTCTCCCTGAACGGAGTACAGTTCCGATGGGCCTACTGGTGTTTGTCCATTTTTTTCATTATCTTCAATTCTTCCAATAACTCTAAGTCTTGTCCCAAAATGCTTAAACTTATTTGAAAGAGGTTTATACACATAAGATAAAAAGTTTGCAGGAGTGTCTGTTGTTTTAAACCCTCCACCGTTCATTACAAGTGCAGAGGACTGGGTAGTTCCTGCCTGACTTGAAAGCATTCTATTAACACTAGACTCAGAGATATACTTTGATGAAATAAAATTCTTAATAATTCCATTTCTGGTTGTCTTTGTAGCAAAAGTATTGTTAACTCCAGCAGCAACATTTTTTGTTGTTGGTGGAAGAGTCTGATCAAACTTGAACAAGTACTTAGATTCCATCTCAACTCCACGAACATTATCGTTGTTTGACCAGTGTTCGTTTAGTCCAGCATTGTGTTCTGATATAGATGTTCCAAACTGTGCTCGTCCATGCTTAGCAACTTCTCCATTTTTTAATTTAGACAAGCCATCTATCTCTTCGTAGTTTGGCTCAGAGTAAATCCTTACAAGTCCTGTAGGGTATATTTTTCCATTAAACGGCAAAGACGCAAAGTATGAATCATACTCAAGTTTGCTGTTTATCCAGACATCTCCAGTTCCAGAAACATTATACTGTTGTGCATCAAATTTTATAATTTCACCGTTGGCATATAAGTAGCCGTTAAATCTTCCCAGGGTATAGACTCCTTCTCCAAGGTCAATTGTATTGTTGATTATTCTTCCATTGGACACAGTCGGTGTAACGGCAGACAAATAAGAGTTTAGCGGAATAGCGGTAAGGTCATAGGTTGAGGAAGTTGATACTTCTTGGTTTACTGACTTTATATTTTCTTGTCCAGCCACTTCCCATAGGGGTACTGGCTTGTAAATATATAACCTTTCCTGCTCTAGCATTCCTGTTGCTTTGATTGTTCCAAGAGTTCTTTCTATATGTCTAGTGGTATAAGATATTTGACCACCATTATATACCTGGTTATCCTGGCTGGTTAGTTCAATGATATTTGACAGTTTGGGCTTTGTATTTTTGTTTTTAATTACTTCTACCTGTTCAGAATCTAAAGATCCATATAGAGTTAAGTCTGTAGGCCTTTGTGATACGGTTGGCATAATAAAGTCTTTACTCATCATTACAAAATTATTGTATTCATCAAAAAACATTGCTGTTTGAGTTGATAAAGCCAATCCTTGTAGTATTTCAGCAACACTTTTGTCTGGCGGAATAAAGAAATACGGAATAACCATTTCTGACTCCCCCGCAACTCTTTTAAATATATAGTTAGAGAAACCAATAGAGTCTAACAGTAGAGATACTGCAGCACTAACAGAGGTATTAGTTGATAATATTTCTGGTGCTGTCTGAGATTCAAAATAAAAATATAAATCTCTAAGATCTAGGCTAACTGTTTTTGACTGATTATTTATTTTTGGAAACCCGTCAGAGTACATTGTCTTTATTGGAACATAGTAGTCTATACCTATTGCATCTGTTAAAATTTCATAGATCTTTATCTGAATATTTTTTATATTCTGGTTAGCCACAATACTTAATGTGTTATTTTTATTAAACGAATCATCAAAATCAAAAAAAGATATGTTTCCAGTAGAAGCAAGGAGTTGTCCTACTGGCATTCCGCTTGCCCCTAAGTCTGAAGCACTCTTGTTTAAAGAAAAAGAAGTTACTCTATCGGATAAGTCAGCAGTTAGTCTTGGAGAAAACTCAATTAGATCAAACGAGCAGTCAAACTTTTTCATGCTATTTACAACAATTCTAATTCCAGAGATATACTCAAACTCTTTATATTTTTTTTCTCCTCTTACAGTATAACTTGTTGGGTCTGTTAACTCAGTAACAAAGTTTGTAAAACTATCAACTACTGGCTCTTCAAATTTCCAGCCATAATTTGGAACAAATGTTTTCCATTCATCCTTATACCAGATATGATACTCTCCAATATCACCAGAGTTTTCTACAATGAGGTAGGCGTCTCCCTCTCTTGTTCCTACTGGAGGTCTAAGAGATACAGATGAAAGTTCTCCACGATAAACAAATACGTCGGAATATATCTTTGGCAAGACTAGCCCATATGCTAGTTCTACGTATCCGTCAGATTGAATTATAGGGCTTCCGTCTTTTCTTTTATCCTGATCAGTAAAAGAAACGGCATCAACCCAGTTATTGTTTTTTAATACTTGAACCTTCCACACACTTGGAGTAGTCTGATTTAGTTCACCAAAGTATGGGTCAGGAAATGATAATGACTTGTTTGTATATCTTCCAGAGTCAATGTCTCCAGTATTGGTTTGCATCTTTACGATAAGCCTATTTGCTGGAACATTTTCCTTATATACAACAAAGGGGGCAGTATCCTCAATAACATGTCTTCCGTTTATTGTTTTGTTAGAAGTTCCATATTCTACTCCGCCCTCAGTTCTAAAAGATGTCCAATATTTAAATGGATCATTTTTGTCTGCCATGTAGTATCTGGGCTTTCTTGCCATATTTATATCGGGATTGTGCAAAAACTTTCCTTCTTGAAAAACGGCTTTGTTGATTCCAGATCTTGGTCTAAAAGATTTTAAACAATCCTCTAAAGAATATAGTAGTTTAAGTTTATCTTTTTTTGGAATAAGTTTAAATGGAGTATCATCTTCATCAAACCCTGCATCTACTACTACGTCTGCATCGGTTGCACCATAGTAAAATGGAGTTGTGGTATTTTTATTTTCTAGCATAAAGGTATTCGGAAGAGTTCTATAAATAGATTCAGGGTCAGTTGGGCGGTATCTGTAGTTTCCAATTGCCAAAATATTTGTATATATATTCATATTCCATTCAGCAATTACTGCTGATTGTGTCTTAATAGATGAACTTGTCTCTATATGATTTAGTAAATCCTTGTCCTGAAACATTATGCCTCTTCCAGTGTTAAGGACACATTCCAGAAGTCAAAGTTTAGCCCACTTCTTTTTTGAACTGAATAACTAAAATCTGAGAAAAACATTTCAATAACTTCGTTATACTTGTTTGTATTATTAAATCTCTCATCTGGAAGAGTTTCATATGTATCTTTAAAGTTTGTATATTTATCGTAAGCAATGTATACCCAAAATGATCCACTATGATTTTGATACCAGTCAAGAAGTTCTACTCCGCCTGCTCCACCATCTGTAGTAAACTCTAGTGGGTTTGTTCTTGTGGCAGTCTTTAAAAGATCTGGATTTCCATTAGCATCAAATCCAGCGTAAGTATCTAAGGCTCTTGATGGCAACATATCCCAGGACACTGTCAATGTTAATTTATCTGCAGTATGATAAGACCTCATACGACCATTGATCATTCTTTCCTTTTTTTCAATTCTAAGAGGTTTAAAGTCTATGGCTGACCTGTTGTTATCAGAAAGGATTAAAAACTCTCCATATCCATCTACAGAGGCTCCTAATGACCCAATCTCGTCTCCTTCAGGGATGTGAAAACCATCTACCTTTATACCCTGGTTATCTGCAAAGAGAAGTGCCTGTGGTCTTTGATATTTCTTACGACCTGCCATATATGCATTAGTTGCCATTAGGTTCTAACTCCTCTCATCTTTTGGGCGTCAACGCTCTTTATCTGGGCAATGACTGTTCTTGCTATCTCATCTGGGTTTGACTCAGACTTAACATTTACGCTAATACTATAATTATACACTGCGTCACCTACTGATGAGCCATTATTTATTGCCTTCATTTTTTCTGTGCCGTGTGATTGTACAGCAAACTTACTCATGACAAACTCACCAGGAGTAAGCATGGCTGGAACCGTGTCTGTTCCTAGACTTATACCGCTTTGTGCAAACATAGAGGCGACAGACCCGCCTTTAGAATAATATTTAAAGTCGTAAGATGGTATAAATCCCTTTGGGGTTTGATCGGTAAATCTGTAAGAACTCGTTCCACTCTTAAAGGCCCAGCCTAAGTTTGCCTCACTGTAGCCAGCCTTGAGTAAGTTATTTCGGGCTAAGTCAGTAGCATTGTTTGTGTCCTGTAATTTTGAATGAATTGCTCTATACTCTTTGTATAAACTTCCATACTTATCCATAAACGGTTTGTATGCTTCAATGTCTTTAAATGACCAATTGGCTCCAATACCCATTTCGTCTTTTGCATCGTAGTATTTGTCTCTTACTTGTCTAAATTGTGAATAGTCTGTTTTTAAAAGATCATCTCGTTTGTCTATTAATGCTACGGCTTTTTGCACCCAGTCTGGTAAAAGTTTTAGCAATCTTGCTTCTTCGGCCATACCTGCTGAAGATGAATCAGCATAACTAGTTGTATATCCGCCATCGGTAGTTGTCCATTTATCAGCCTCTTTTTTAAGAGCCTCATACGCTGCGTAGTCTGTGTCAAAGGATGTTCTTTTTTCTCCTTTTAACTCTTTGTATGTATCACTATCTTTAGTATTAGTTCCATACTTTATCTTCATGTTACTAAGAGCAAACTTTGGTCTGTTGATTGCTATATCTTTTAGTTGCTGCAATCGTTTTGGTGTTGCCATTTGCAAAATTGCGCCTTCTTCTCGGGTCATCGCCGTACCTGCAGCAGTATCAGCATTAGTATTTTTCTTTACCCCTCCTGGTGGGTTATTGACTACTGGAGGAGTCGTTTGTCCAGGACTTGGAACTGGGTCAGTTGTTCCACCAGTTGTTCCACCACCAGTGGTTCCACCACCTGTAGTCCCCCCTGTACCCGTAGTACTAGATTTCCCTCCAGCGTTACTTGTTGTTTTACCATCAAACAATCCAGTTTTATAAATATCATTTGCAGCATTTTTTGTAGGGTCGTTGTAGTCTACATTTGGATTATCGGCTGCTGTGCTTGTGCGCTCTGGGGCAACTGGTGCTCCATCTTTCCACTTTTGATTAAATCCATTTTGAAGCATATCTGCAAGCCACCAAGACTTTGCATCTTTTGCTGCTTGAATTGCTTTTAGTTCTAGTTCGTACAGGTCTTTATTGATCTTATACTGAGCCTCTGCTGCTTTGAATGCTGCTTCTGCAGCATCTGCTTTTACCTTTGCTTCTGCATCTAATGCTGCTGCTGAAGTCTTAAACTCTTGTCTTATTGTGTCCATGTCAGTACCTGGGCCTGCTGCAGTTGCAGAAGAATACTTGCTAAGTGTATTCTCTATACTCTTCCAGCCCTTGTCAATTTCATCAACAGATGCAAGCATGGTTCCCATAAGTCCGTCAAAATCCTGTCCAGCAAGAGATGAGGCTTCAATCTTGGCTGAAATTCCATCCCAAACATCTTTTGTTTTTCCAAGTACTGTGATGCTGTCTACAAGGTTTTGCATTGCATCTTCATCTATGGCAATCTGAAGAGCATTGGCGTCAACTATATCTTGCTTTGGCTTAATTTGTTTTTCATTTATATCGTAAATTTTATCTTCAAGTGCACGGATAGCAAGTTGTCTTGCCTCACGATCTTCTTCAAGTTTATAAATTTCATCGCTCTTGTTTTTAATGTCATCCAGTATTTGAAGTCTTGTCATTAACTTTCCGTTGACTTCTGTTGTTACTCTGTTTTCTAGATCGTACACTGCCTGAGCATTCTGATATTGTCTTTCAGTTATCTCACTCTTAGTTAGACCTGAATCACGGCCTCGCAAATTATCTATCTTGTTTTTACGAGACAGTTCTAAAGCCTTTGAAGCATTTTCTGCATTACGTGCTGCTTGTGCTGCTCTTATGGACTGAATTGCACGTGCTGCTGCACCGATGTCTCCCTTAGATAAAGCATCTGCTAGATCAAGTTGCTCCTGCTCTTGCTCCACAAGTCTAGACTTAATCTCTGAAACCTTAGATAGTGCTTCTGCTTGCTCGTCATATCTTTTATTTATTTCTTCTGCAGCGTGGTTCATTATTTCCATGTCATTAGACATGATTGTATTTTCTGCACTTATCGCAGCAATAGGTCTTTCAAAAGCAATTTCAATAACTCTTTGTAGGTCGCTTATTTCTTCTTGAAAGACCTCAATCCTACGAGTAACCTGAATCTCAAGATTTCTAGTTGCAGTTTCAATAGCCTTTTCTATTGGCCGTATTTGATTAAAGGTTATTTTCTGTATATCTAGTTGTAAGTTTTCATTAACTTCTTTTAGGTCTTTGAGTCTTGCAACCATGGCTTGAGATCTACCATCAATACCAGTTCTAATTAATGCTTCCTGCGTTGCAAACATCTTGTTAACAAGTTCCATGCCTGGTGCTGCTGCTGCAGCGAAATCTCCAGCATTAAACTTACCACGAATCTCAACAATTTTTTCTTCTTTTATACTATTTAAGTAATCAGCAATTGCCTTAGAGTCTATCTTTCCATCTTCTAGGTCTGCCATTAACTGCTTTGCTAGTGCTGGATCTTGAAGAACTGTTGCAATGTTTTCAGCAGAAAGACCTGCAATCTTTAGTGAAGAAGCCAGTTTGGGGAAGGTATCTTTTTTAAATTTAAAGTCTGCATTCTTTTTTAGCAAGTCTGCCATTACAGCAGCCTTTTCTGCTGCAGATGCAGATTTCTTTAAATCATCAATGAATATTTTTAAGTCAGTTCCCTGTAGAGCACTTGAAGCAATGGATGCTGCAAGAATTGAGTCTGAGACAGTTTCTAGAGCAACTCCTGTATCTATTCCTGCTGCCTTTAATTTATTAAAAGCCTTAAACTGCATGTCAGTGTCAGTTACTACCTTGCGCTGTGCAATATTAAATTTGTCAAGTGGGGCTTCGTTGTAGGCTGCCATAATAGCCTTACCTTCTTTTGATATTCCAACAATTCTTGAAGTATCATAAACAACATTACCCTTTTTATCCTTTACAGTTTTTCCATCTTTGTCTTTCTTTTCACCATAAAGGAATATTCCTTGCTGTCCCTTTTTCTTTTTGTCAAGGTCAGCCTTTTTTAAATCCTCAAGTTGCTGGGCATCTAGTCCTGCAATATAGTCTCTAAATTCTTCTGGAACCTTTAGAGCAATAAGTTTTTGTTGTAACCCGTCAAACAGTTTAAACATGTTGGCAACATTCTTCTTTGCAGCAGGGCTATTAAATGCTGCAAGCATTGACTCAATTGGCTTCTTTGCATTGAATGCTTGATCTCTGACCATCTTAATACGCATAGCAAGAGAATCTAAGAATGCTAGAGGATCTTCTTTCTTTGTTCCTCCATCTTTATTACCGTTAGGGCCAGTCTTGCTATCAACTACTGGTTTAGTTCCTAGGTAGGTTTCAGTTTTAGTTCCCGCAACTGCTGCTGGATCGACTTTTACCTTTGTAATCAAAGCATCAATTTCAATCTCTGTTTGTTGCTTTATATATGTCTCAATATCTGCTGGGGCAGTCCCTGCTTTTCTAAGTTCATTTAATTTATCAACTGCCATCTGACCTGCTTGTGATCTAAAGTAGTCTCTTGCTTCTTCACTTGCATAGTCCATTGACATAATTTGCTTGTATACAAGTGTATAGGCTCTTATTGCATCTGCCTGCTTCTTTCCATCACCCTTAAACTCTGTATTTACATAGTCAAGGAAACCGTCGTCTACCTTTACATTTGTATCTTTTGTAAATTGAGCAACATCTTCTTGTGTTATAGGCTTACCTTTAAGGCCCTTTATTTTTGTTTCAAGTTCGTCAAGTCTTTCAATATAGTATTCTAATCCAGCAACACCACCAACTTCTGTAACAACAACTTCCATGTTAATTTCTTTACCATCAAGTTGGGCTGCAAGTCCAAAAATATCTGACAACTTTTTAAATGACTCATTGTCTTGTGTAGTTACTTCTAAGGCTATTTTTTGTGCATACTCTTTATCTTGGAAGTTTGTCAATAGCATTATAATTTCTGCTGTTGCAGATGCTCCGTGCATTCTTGTTCCAATATCTAATACTGTTTCAAGTCTTGGGAGGTTACCTTCAAATAAATCAAGCATCGCTGTTGTTTGGTTTGGAGTAAGCGTTCCATTTGCCATCAACAGTTTCATTTTTACTTCAAACTGCTGAGCCTCTTTGCCACCACCTGTAAAACCTGCGTCTTCATAATTATTTGTTCCAAACCCCAAGGTCTTACCATCAGCATACTTTGCAAGTCTGTCCGAAACTGTTGCTGCTTGTGTTGCTTGTTCTGTATTTGCATATTTATCAGTTATCGCTCCGTTGAGCGCTTGAGTATATGCTGCCTCTCTTTGGTTTCCTGCTCCCCAAAGTTTATACAGTCCAAGTGTTACAGCATCCCAAACGACACTCTGGTGCTGAATTTCTTCAGTAAATCTTTGCATTGCCATATCTGTTTGATTAGCAACCATGTTGTTCATCTGAGATTCTGCATCATATGCTTTTTCTTTTAGAGCAGTTAGTTTATCTTCAAGTTTTATCTGTTCTTGTTTATTTTTAGTTTGTGCAACTTGTGCTTCTAATGCTCTGATTTCATCATCGTACCTTCTGGCAACTGCGTCTGCTTGCATCTGAGCCATCTGCATAGCAACAGCCTCTCTTGCACCAAGGTCTGCTGCTTCTACTGCTCCAGATAGACCATGGCTTTTTGCTTCATCAATACTTTTAACTGAATTTAAAGAGCCTCTTTCTGCAGACTGGACAAGCCTCATTCCAATAACCATAGGATCTTTTGCAAGATCTTCTCCATTTGGTCCGATCAATGCTGAAAGATTTGCATCAACTTTAATTCCAAGAGATGTATCTTTAAAGTTAACACCAATTTGATATGCAATGTCCTGAGCCTGCTCTGCAGTTAAAACTCCATCTTGAACATATGCTGCGATCTCTGTTGCAAATGTTTCTGCTGCTTCTTTTGCTCCAGACTTTGTAATATTTGCCTGAAGAGTTTTTGACATTGCTTTACCAGTATCAGATTGCATAAAGGTGTCTCCAAATGAGGATCCCGCTCTTTCTCTAACAATATAATCTCTTGTGGTTCCAGTTGCCCTCTTTTTAGCCATAATTTCAGAAGCACCAACTTTACCAGTGATTGCTCCGATTTCTGCCATCTTCTTTGTTGATGCAGATGTTTCACGAACAAACTTTGCTTGAGCATCATAGGACGCTTGAAGTCTCTTATTCAATACCATCAGACCCACACCAACTGCTGCGATTGCAGTAATTGCTAGACCTACTGGACCCATTCCAGCAAGCATTGGAGCAAACTGTGCAACTGTTGCTGCAGTTCCTAATGCTGCTGTAACTTGTGGTGGTGCACCAACCATACCAGCAACCATTGTTGCTGTTCCTAATGCTCCTGCTGCTTTACCAGAAAACTTTCCAACCTTTTCCTTACGCATACCACGTTTCTTTTTGGTTATTTGTTTTTCATCCATAGTTGTTGGCTGACCAGTTTCTGGATCAAATAAGATTTCTCCCTTTTTATTTCTTGTATATCCCTTCTGACCTGCGTCGTCTGGTCCATTTTTACCTGGATCTCTTCCAAATGCTTCGTCTAGTGCTTGCTGCTCGGTTAGTCTCTTTTTACCTGTTGGGCTAAGGTCACTACCTGATAAAACAGCATCACTTTGTCGTCTAAGATTTGCATTTAATTGCTCTCTTAAAACCTGTTCTTGTTCTTGTAGTGCAACTATTTCTTCTTGAGACATTGCTGTGTCTATTGTTGATCCGTGAATATCTCCAGTAGTTTTTACAATTGCATCATTTAGTGATGCTGTTGTTATCACATTGTCTAGGTTTTCTGTCTGTGCTGGAATGATATCTCCAGTTACCTCTGCAACCTCATCTGTTTGGTCTGCAACTAGTAGGGTTGAGTCTGCTGTATCATCTGTACCCTCAACAATTCGTCTCATGCCATCTCCCGCTTCAACGGTTCCGTTAGACATGATCTCCTCTGCTTTTTTAACCTTTGCTGGAGTTTTTACTGGATCTTGAATTATCTGTTCTACAGCACCATCACCGTTTTCAAGTTCGGCTGCTATAATTTCTGCTTCGGCTGCTTTTATTCTTGCTTCTGCTGCTCTGATTTCTGCTTCATCAGCCTGCTTTTTAAGGGCTTTAGCATTCTCAGCAGTCTGCATATTCTTGCCTTTTTCACGGGCTGCGATCTCTTCCCACTTTGCTGCCTCAGTTCTAATCTTGGCTGCTGCTGCTTCTGCATCAGATGCTTCCTTACTTAGTCTATCTGCATCTTCACGAGCCTTGCCAATATTAATAGTGTTACCCTTAATGGTAACTCTTGATTTACTTTCATCGTGAATCTGCTGAACAACCTGTGCCTGGGCTGTTGCAGCCTGCTCTGTATTTACCGCTAAATCTGCTGCTGCTGCTTCGGTTCTTGCTGTTGAGGCAACAGTTAAAGAAGATGGTCCTGGGACTGGTGGTGTTGCTGGACCACCGCCTACGGTTCCAGTAGCGCCACGCTTTCTTCTTTGTCTATCTAAAGACTTAAGAACTTGTCTTTCATCACGAAATTCTGGAGTATCAAGGTCATCGTAGAAAGCCTTGTTGTCAAGATCCATCTTATCAACTCTTGCTTGTGTTTCTGCTGCGGATCTTGGTTTTTTGGGTACAGCAGAAGAACCAAGTTGTGCACCCTGAGAAGCAACAGATGCTTCTCCTTCTTGCAAACCAATAACAACTCCTTCTGCAATATCCTTACCAACTTCAATTCCATCTGTAGAAGGCGACTGTGTTTTTGCACCCTTCTTTACACCTCTTGTCGCTGCTTTGCCAATCTTCTCACCTTCTGCTTCAGCATCTGCTTCTGCTTCTGGAGTAACCTCAACAAGAGGGGCTAATCGATCTTCTTCTGCTTGATCAAATACTCCAAGCCTTTTCTTTCTTCCCGCTTCTCCGCCAATTGCTGAACCTGGTTTTGGAAATAAATTTTTAGGTACAGAAGTTATATCCTCTGGTAAAGGAATTTCTCCATTTGCGTATGCATCCATGATCATTTTTTCTTGATCTTTATCAACACCACTCATTCTTATTCCTGAAACATTGTTAGAAGATCTTCTTGCTGCTGCTGCAATAGTTGGATCTACTCTAGGATCATTAAGTGCATCTTCTCTAATTTGCATCAAGTCTGAGTCACCCATAACACCAGTCTTATTCTTTGCAGCAAAACGTCTTAAATGCTCTTCATAAACTGCATCTAGCGCTCTTACCTTTTCAGCATTAGCATCGACATCATAGCCAGCATTCTCAAGGCTTGTTGACCATTTTGTAATTGGGTCTAAATTACTAAATTCCTCAACAAACTTAGCAACGTTTGCTCTATCATAATTTAGATCTGTGTTTGTTGTTTGCTTAATGCCCTCAAAACCTGCAGCACTGACTGGTCTAAATTCTGGCGTAATCGGGGTCGTTGGTTTTCTTGGGTCACTATCTGGAAGATTATTTGCCCAGTCTGCTCCACCTTGTATTAACCTCATTCTCTTAGAAACTGTTTTGCTTTGTTTAGCCATATCTAAGGCTTCTTCATAAGGTTCTACGTTTGATGTTTCTGTGTGTGCAAAAGTTGGAGCATCATTTTGATTTCCATGTGTGTCTAGTGTGTCAAAAGCATTTGATGAACCAAGCGCTCTACTCTTTAAGAACTCTTTTATTGGATCCTTGCCAGCATTCCTATCTGGCACAGCAGCAAGTGCTGCATCTGCTTCATCCAGCATTGCACTTCGCCAACGATTCATAGCCTCTGTTTGTGACTCTACAATTTCCTCGCCAGATGCTCTAGCAAACTCAATTATTCTTTTAACTCCTGCTTTTCCAGTAGATATTGAACCTTCTATAAGTCCCCTGACTCTTTGATCAAAGCCGTCGCTTCCTGTACCCAAGTATAGAGCCTTCATGGTCTCTGCTCGTTCTGCTAGGCCCTCTGCAGAAAATCCACCACCCTCTATGTTTGTTGACTGTGCATACTTTTTGACAGTACCATTCATAATTCCAGCAATTAGTTCTGGATTGTTCTTAACCATATCTTTTGATAGAACAACTTCTCCTGGAGTAAGCATTGCTGGTACGGTATCTTTATTTCCTTTACCTGGAACAACTCCACCTGTTGCAAACTTTGTAGGAGGTAATCCTGCCACTGCTCCTGCAGGTCCTGGTACCGTGTTAAATAATCCTGGAGATGATTGAGCAAGGGCTCTTGCCTGAGATGCTGCTGTTTGATATGCTGCTGCCAATGCTTGAACTGATGCTGCTTCAACATTAAATGTAGAAATTAGTTGACTATGAGATGTGTGTAATGCATTAGCCTGTGCAACGTTTTCAATTTGCTCGTTAGTTAAATATTCAAAACCACCACCAAGGACATTGTTAGATCCATTAAGTTGAGCAATTCCTCCACGAAGTTTTGCAAACAGTTTAATTCCGTTTGCAACTGCGTTCATCAGAACACCAAAAGTCATCAACGCAACTGGTGCAAGACCGCCAATAACTCCAATGATAACTGTTACAACTTTTTTAGTTCCATCACTTAAAGTATTAAACTTTTCTAGAATTCTTCCAACAAAATTAACTATAGGAGTTACTGCCTGCAAAAATGCCTTACCTATTGGTATTAACTGAAGTTTAAGATTTTCCATAGACTTCTTAAATTTAGCACCAGTCATATCTTCAACCTTGCCAAGTTCTCGTTCAGACAAGATTGCTAACTCTTCAACTGATGCCCCAGCAAGTCCAAGTGCTCTAGAAGCCTGACTTCCATCTTTTGTTATATTTTGGAACAGTGTTGAAAGACGTGCAAACTGGAACTTACCAAACATTTGCTCAATTGCACGGGCACGGTTAAGTGGATCTAGTGTATCTAAGGCTCTAGCAAATCCTATAACAGTTCCCTTTAAGTCTCCAGCATTTGCGTTAACAATTCCTGTAATGTTAATTCCAAGTTCAGCAAGAAATTCGCTAGCCTTCTTAGAAGGGTTAATCATAGAAGCAAGACCAGACTTAAGTGCGTTAGCACCTTCTGATGCGTTAATTCCACCTTCCTTCATTGCAGTCATAAAGAATGCTAAATCTTCTACAGATCCTCCAAGTTGCCTAATAACTGGACCAGCCTTTGGAACTGCTATTGTTAAGTCTTCAATAGAAAGAACAGTCTGGTTTTCTACTGCGTTAAGAAAGTTAATCTTTTTTGCTAGATCTTCAGAAGCAATTCCGAAAGCATTTGTAAGAGAGATTGTTGTCTCTAGCGCCTGCTGTTGTTCTACCTGTCCAAGTACTGCAAGCCTAGTTGCTTGAATTACTTGTGCATTTAAAGCCCCTCCAGTTAAACCCATTGCTGCTGCTGTTGCAGCCATTTCTACAGTATCTTTTACTGCAATGCCATACTTTGTAAATTCTTTTGCAAGTAGTTGAATGTCTGCAATTGCTCTGTTTGTTGCATCATTTCCAGTTGTCATATCTCCATATACTCTGGAGAACTTGGTTACTGCCTGCTCCATTTCCATAAATGTTTTTGCTGCAGTTGATCCTAGAATCGTAAGAGGAATAGTTAAACCAACCATTAACTGGCGACCTGCCCACTGAGTATTCTTACCAAAATTCAGGAGTTGGGTTGAGCCTTGACTTAATAGTTTATTTAAAAATTGCTGTCTTTGTGCAGCCATTTGCATGCGTGTTGCATAATCTGCATACTGTCCATTGACCATCTTTAGGTGCTTTGGAATAACCTGAAGAGTCTTGATCATATTTCCATTTGCAGCCTGCAATTGGATATACTGAGACTGTAGGAGTTTTACTCTATCTTTACTAGCACGTGTTAATGTCTCACGTTCTTGTGCAAACATCCCCTTAAATACCTTGGTATTTTGGGTGGCTGCTGCTGCGGTGTACCTAAAGTACTGTCGCATTGACAATTGATTTTTTTCAAGTGACTGTGTGAAAGAAGATGTGCTTGATGCTACATCCTTTTGAGTTGCAACAAACTTTCCAGTTGCATTGATAGCCTGCATTAACTGGCTATTAAGGCCCTTCTGGGCATTCATTGCTGCAACGTTACCCTGAGTTAGGGTTTGATTAAAACGGCTAAGGCCAGCCTGTAACTGACGTAATTGTGCTAAGGCTTGACTGGTATCAAAATTAATACCAATGTTTGCATTTACGTCAGCCAATCAGCACACCTCTTTACTTGATTGAGTTTAGAAGACCTGTTGCATCGGAAAGTTGCATTCCTGATGCAGCATCAATGATCTTATAGACTGTAGGAAGATCTAGATTTTCCTCAATCGCCTCTCTGTTGTCTGCAATTGCAGGCAAGTATTGTTTAAATGCAATTTGTACACAGTCAATAAGAACATCCATTGACTTAGTATTATCATCTGCAACTTCCTGCAGTTTAGTAAAATGTGCCATAAAAGGCTTAAGCAAAGATATTTTTAGTGGTTTAATCTCAAACTTTGTTCCATCTATAAGGGACAGTTGAGTCTTGCTTTCTACTTCTTTAACCATGATTTCCTCCATTGTAGTTGTTTAATTATACCATAAACAGGCTTGTTTTTTAGTCTATTTTCTCATAGTCTAATCCCATGCCAATTCCAAATCCAGCCTTCTGTGCACTAATTCCTTGAAGTGCAACAATGTCTTTAGCGTTGGCTGCTTTGCCATCACTAAATACTCTGGCTTTCATTTCTTCCCAGGCGTTGCTTTTTCCAGCATTCTTGTCTAGGTCGACACCCTGCATTGCTGCAAGGAATTTCTTTTCATCGTAGTTTAACTCTCTGCTAGTCGACAGTGTTATCATTAACTCTGGCATAGATAGGGATCTCTCTAGTTCATCATAGTCTTTCCAAATGCCCAGCAAAAAAACCTCAGACTCTAGTTTTGCTAGGTCTAGATCATCCCAGGATGAACCACTATCGACTGCTTGTTTTTTTACGGGCTCTTCTGATTGATCATTAATCTTAATGCCAGCAGTTATATCTAGAATGTCATAGATGTCTTGTAGGCTAACATATTCCTCTAGCATCTCTTGCGTTTGAGTAATTTCTGGTCTAAACTGTTTCATACATATTCTTGCACATTTTGACAAGGCTATGATTGCTTCCATATCTCCCTGAGCACTTCTAACCTCATCAAAATTATCCATCAACTGTCTAAGATATTTTATTTTTAGTGGGGACAACTCTATCTCTACTCCATCTTGAAGAGTAATATTTTTTGTATTATACACAGTTGTTGCCATATATATAGTATAACAGAAAGACCCAGACTTTTTAGGGTCTGGGCCAAACTGTATATATTAAGTTATATTATGCTGCGCCAACTGTGCGATCTACGATCTTACCGTATGATGCATTGTCGTTTGGAAGAAGACGGAATGATACTTCGAACATTGTCGCTTCGTCACGCTTTGCTGATACTGATACGCTCTCAATTGAAAGTGCACGGTATGCA